ACAAGCAGCTGCGCAAACGGAAGTTCAAAAAGATCAAGCTTTGTTTCAAACAAAAGCAGAACTTGAAAAATTAAAAGGGCAACTTGAGCAGCAAAGAATACAAGTTGAGGTTGACGCTAAGAAACAACTTATGGAATTAGAGTTCCAATATAATATGCAATTAAAAGGTATAGAAGTTGATGCGGCTAAGTCAAAAATAAAAGAAGATCAAGACAGAAAAGATCAAAGAGCAAAACTACAAGGCACATTACAAAGTGAATTAATAGACCAGAGACAAAAGAATACTGGGCCTAAAGACTTTGAATCCTCAGGGAATGACGTAATGGGCAGCGGATTTGACTTAGGTTCTTTCGAGCCTAGGTAATAATAATACTAACATTTATATAATATTTTATCATGGAAGAAAACAATGAATTAGAGCCAAAAGAAGAGGTTGTTATTAATAACGGCGCTTCTGTTGACAAAGACGGCACAATTAAACTAGACTTTGGACAAATAAATAAACCACAAGCTAATGCCATTCAAGAGCAAGAAACAAATGAAGTGGATGTTCCAGAACCAACCGGAAATAGCGAAACGTTGGATGAAGGAATACCACAACGGGAAGAGCCCATTCAAAATGAAAGTCCCGTTATTGAAGAAATAATTGAAGAAATTTTACCAAGCAACGCTCCTGCTGAAGCTGTTAATTTACAGAGTGAAGTAATAGAGGCAATTGCTGATAATAAACAAAATGGTATTGAGCTACCAGAAAACATTCAAAAAGTAATAGACTTTATGAGTGAGACAGGTGGATCATTAGAAGATTATGTTAAGCTAAATACGGATTATAGTAAATTAGATAACTACAATCTTTTAAAAGAATACTATCAAAATACAAAACCACATTTAGAAAATGATGAGATTGATTTCTTAATGGAAGAAAATTTTGCATTTGATGAGGATATTGATGACGAGCGAGAAATAAGAAAAAAGAAAATTGCTCAAAAAGAAGAATTACAAAAAGCAAGGAAACATTTAGAAGGTTTAAAATCACAATACTATAGTGAAATTAAAGCTGGAACTAAATTAGCTCCTGAACAACAAAAAGCGGTTGAGTTTTTTAACCGTTATAATAAAGAGAATGAAGAAGCTACCAAGTTAGCTGAAAAACAACAACAAGCATTTTTACAGAAAACAGATCAAGTTTTCTCTAATGATTTCAAAGGTTTTGATTTCAATGTGGGAGACAAGAAGTATAGGTTTAATGTTAAGAATGCTGCTGAAGTGAAAAACTCACAAAGCGATATTCATAATTTTATCAAGAAGTTCTTGAACGAAAAGAATGAAATGTCAGATGCTAGTGGTTACCACAAAAGCTTGTTTACAGCTATGAACGCGGATGCTGTCGCACAACACTTTTATGAGCAAGGCAAAGCTGATGCAATAAAAGATAGTACAGTCAAGGCTAAAAACATTGATATGGGCACACGTGGTGTACATCAAGATGTTAAAACAGCTAATGGTTGGCAAGTGCGATCAGTAGACTCAGGAGCTTCGGATTCTAAATTGAGAATAAAAACTTTTAAACAAACTTAAAATTAATAGATTATGGCAGCACCTGTACCAGGTTTCGCGACCGCGCCAGCAACATTGGCGAATTTAGCACACTTAACACCAAGACCAGTAAAAGGTTTATTTGGTGACAACTATTTGTCTTTATCCGATATGGATTGGGCATCACAATTTTTACCTGAAGTATATGAGAAAGAAGTAGAGCGTTACGGTAACCGTACAATCTCTGGTTTCTTACGTATGGTAGGAGCAGAAATGCCAATGGCATCAGACCAAGTTGTTTGGTCAGAACAAGGAAGATTACACATCGCTTATGATACAGTTGAGTCTAACTCTCCTGTTGGAACTGGTGGACAAACTATCAAAATTCCTAATCCAGGAGCAGATGGTAAAGCACCTATTTTAGGAGCTGGTATGACTCTTGTTATTGCAAAAGGTAACGTAACTAATAAAGCTTACGTTAAAGATAATGGAACTGTAGCTGGTGGTTATACTACTTATGCTATTTCTGTATATGATAACACTAACACAAACTTAACTGCTGCTTTACAAGGAGCTATTAGTTCTGCGCCGCTTAGCTGTTTCGTATATGGTTCTGAGTACTTAAAAGGATCTGAAGCTGCAGGAAACTCAGTTGATGCTTCTTTCACACCATACTCAAACCAACCAATCATCTTAAGAGACAAGTATACTGTTAACGGTTCTGACGTAGCTCAAATCGGATGGGTAGAAGTTACTACTGAGATTGGAACTGGTGGTTACTTATGGTATTTAAAATCAGAGCACGAAGCTCGTATTCGTTTCGAAGACTACTTAGAAATGTCTATGGTTGAGGCTGAAAAAGCTGCAACTCCGTTTGCTGCTAACGCTTCTCAAAACCCTGGTGGTGGAACTATCGAAGGAACTCAAGGATTATTCTCTGCATTAGAAGAAAGAGGTCTTGTTTACAATGACCCTAACTTTGGAGCTGCAGCAGGTGTAGGTCTTGCTGAATTTGATACTATTCTTTCTGAATTAGACAAACAAGGAGCAATTGAAGAAAATATGTTATTCTTAGACAGAGCAACTTCTCTTTCTATTGACAATATGTTAGCTGCTCAAAATTCTTACGGAGCTGGTGGTACATCTTACGGTGTATTTGATAACTCTGAAGATATGGCATTAAACTTAGGATTCTCAGGATTCCGTAGAGGTGCTTATGATTTCTACAAAACTGACTGGAAATATTTGAATGATTCTACAACTCGTGGACTTATCAATGATATTAAAGGAGTGTTAGTTCCTGCTGGAACTTCTACAGTTTATGACCAACAATTGGGACAAAATATCTCAAGACCTTTCTTACATATCCGTTACCGTGCTTCTGAAGCTGATGACAGACGTTTGAAATCTTGGGTTACTGGTTCTGTTGGAGGAAACTACACAAGTGATTCTGATAAAATGAATGTTCATTTCTTATCTGAAAGAACTATGTGTACTCAAGCAGCGAACAACTTCGTATTGTTCAAAGCAACCTAGTATTACTTTTTAGAGTAGTAGTTACCCTCGTTGAAACTACGGGGGTAATTATTACCTTTTTTTACCCTTATAAATTTTTTAATTATATTATATCATGGCAATAGCAAAAAAAGCTGCAGCAGAGACTGTAGAAGAAAACGTACAATATGAAGTACCAACACCAACGCAAGAAGTAAGAGAACCTGTAAAAGCAGCTCCGAAAAAAGACGAGTGGGTTGTAAAAGATAGGTTATATGAATTGACAACTGGTAAAAAACCGTTGATCTTTACATTACCAACAAGACACAGTGAAGTAAAATCTTTATTATGGTTTGATACTGATAAAAAATATCAAAGAGAATTAAGATACTGCACGAACCAAAGATCCTGTTTCGTTGATGAACAAGAAGGACAATCAATCTTAGGTAGAATTGTTTTTAAAAATGGTGAACTAAGAGTCCCTAAAGAACAAATAGTATTACAAAAATTATTATCATTATATCATCCAGCGATGCATAGTGGTATCATTAGAGAATACAAACCAGAAGCAATTGCAACAAATCAAGTTGAGTGGATTGAATTCGAACTAGAAGCTTTAAATATGGCTAAGTCAATGGATATTGATGAAGCTGAAGCAATCATGAGAGTAGAATTAGGATCAAAAGTTTCTGAGTTATCATCTAAAGAATTGAAAAGAGACTTACTAGTATTTGCTAGAAATTATCCAGAACAATTTATGCAACTAGCTCAAGATGAAAATACACATTTAAGAAATGTAGGTATTAAGGCTACCGAGATGGGAATCATCGCATTAACGCCAGACCAACGTACATTTACTTATGGGGTAGGAGGAAGAAAACTTATGACAGTTCCTTTTGACGAACACCCTTATTCTGCATTGTCAGCTTACTTTAAGACTGATGAAGGAATGGAAGTGTTTAAAGCAATACAAAAAAGACTTTAAAGATTACCCATTATAGTAGTTAGGCTGCCTTATGGGTGGCCTTTTTACTATAAATACTAAAACAAAATAACACATTATGGCAGTAAGCGTAGATACAGTTTATCAAAGAGTACTAGGTATACTCAACAAAGAGCAAAGAGGTTATGTTACCGCACAGGAATTTAACTTATATGCAAA